CCTTTTGCTATGCTCCATTTATCATCTGTCAGATGTAATGTCACGGGAGTATTATGTTTCTTGTGATAATTGTATCCGATTAAACAAGCTTGTAATCGGTCGCCAAGGCCTGGCGTAGTATATGGGGCATTACTCCTCCAGTTACTTCTTGATCGAAGGGCAATATGTTTCATTCAATATCTCTCTATAATATATCATTCATTAACGCTCGTACATTTTCTCCTTTGCTTGGGAGTTTATCCTTTAAAAAGAAATGTACAAAGTGAGCTTCTTTGATCTTAGTATTATCTATAGCGCTGTAAAGTGCGTTCCATTTCCAATCCATATTCTTCACTGTCATCTTTTCTTTGCGAATCCAATAGTTGAGTAGAGTCTGATCTGTTGACCATTTCCAAGCACCTTGACCGTCTACGAATGGCTTGAACTCAGATCTTTCAATAAATTGTTTCGGTGTCTGACCATTCAGATAATTTGAAAATGATTTATTCATCATCATCATTCCCATATTCATAAACGGGAATCCTGTAACTGGATCTGCTTTCCAGTCAATTTTAAGGTTACCATATTGCATACGGGAATATTGTAGGATCTTTTGTTTATACCATGGTAGGATAGGCATTGACGATTCGACAACACCAGAAAAATCTGCATTGGCACTTACATCGTCGAATATATTAGGAGAGTTTGGTCGAATCCATATATCAGAATCAATAATACAAATTTGATCGTAGTCTTTGAAATATGAGAAAGCATTTTCTTTCTCGTAGATAGGAAGAAACCCGCCGTGCTTTTCATACGATTCTTTACTTCGATTCGTAGCAAACACGTCAGGTTTGATCCGAAGGATTGGTTGAGTTTGTATCTTATAATCAATACCATGAATACCGCAGTAAGCTCTGACCGATCGAGTACAGTGGTCATATAATTTGGATTGTTTACCTACGTAAACCTGATATATCAATCTTTTCATAACGAACCTTTATTTGTTACTTCTTTTTTCCTATTGCATCAGCACCAAAGAATGCTGAAACTAATACAGCAATTGATGCAAAGTATGTTGGTGCAATATCAGCAATCAAATTTGCTGCTGTTTCAAGACCAAGCAATGATGTGATTGCAATTCCAATCGGATAGATCAGAAGACCAATCAACGCAAACCATGCCATCTTACGAATAGCATCTCTTTGCGCATCTTGATCTTCTAATGCTTTCCGTTTAAATTCCAAATGCATCTCCATCTCTTGTGCAGAGACATGTCCATCACCGTTTAAATCTGCTCCTGCGACTGCTGAAGCATCGATTGTTTTTGTTTCTTCTGCCATTCGGTTTCCTCCGTAATGATTTTTTCTGCAATTTCTTTTGCATAACTAAATCCATTACGAAGTGAGTTAGATCTATGACCATTCTCTGCAAACCACTCAAGAGTATTTATACACGATCCTCTAACAGGCATATTATAATCACGAGTATGACTTTCGAAATCAACTCGAAGATTTAGGAGTTGCATTAATGATGTCAACCGCTTTCTCCAATTCAACAAAAAGGTATTCTTGAAGATCATCTTGATTTGCTTGGTAGCGAATACCGATACCACCAGCAGCATTAAAGTTGTCAATGTTTTCAGGTTTATCATCGATCAAGATATTAGGACGACGATCAACAGGATCTTTCGTGAACTTATGTTTGTGCTCAGTAAATACTAAGTCATCAAGATCTTTTGGCATTAAGTTCATTCTTTGTAACCAAACTCTTTTCCAATACGAAGAGTTGAACTTATCTCCACGTAGAGGAGACGAGTTGATTCCCCAACGAATTCCATCATTTTCCAAAGTTATCTGATCGACTCCAAAAACTAATGCATTCGTTGTTGAGAAAGGTCTTAATGTGTTAAAGAAATCTGTATTGCGAAGATCAACAAAAACTTTATCTTTATCTTTAATTGACTTCCAATGATCTACTTTATACAGATCTGCAATTCCACCAAAGAAGTCTGCAAGGACTCCATCCATATCTAAATAAATTACACTCATTAAGCTGCCTCCTCTAATGTTGCAAATCCAAAACCTTTAACGATTGTGTAGGTTTTATCTTCCTCGTTGTATATCACATCGCCAACTGAAATGGAATGCATAGGATGGTTTGAACGTGTAATCTTTTCTTCAGGACCAATGTTTCCGATTTCAAATACATCATCTAAATCGTTAGCTTCGATTTTTGCAACGATAACATAATTTTCTTCGAATGTTTTAAAATCTAGATCACCAGTAAAACGAAGGTTAAAAAGCTTGTCTTGATCCATGCTTTTTCTTTTATTGCGATTCATTTGATAAATTACGTATGTCATAATATAGACTCCTCTTTTCTTATTATACTACTATTGTACCATAGCTTTATATAATTGTAAACCCCCTTTTTTCATTTAATTGAAAAAAAGTTGTCTTCTTTTATATTCTTTAATTGTATCAATAAGAAATTGTATATGGTTGTCCCGATGCTCTCGAAAGACTATCGGTTCATGATCATCCACATCCATTATAATGACTGTATTGGTAATTGGCATACCAGTTTGTTCTTCCCACATGACAGCATAACCTGCCATCTGTGCAAAGTAGTTTGGGATCTTGTCTGCTGTCTTTGGTCGTTTAGAAGTTTTGAAATCTATAATAGAGGGAACACCATCGAATACGCCGATGCAATCACACCTGCCAGCCACCCCAAGATGACGACTATAAAGAGGAACCTCAAGACCGTATATTTTAGTAATATGCCCATCAAGAATCGGACGAAGGTTTTCGACACTCTGTCGGATATGCGGTAAACAGTCGCTAATATCTTCATTTAGTAAATACCTTTCAATCGTATCGTGTACTGCAGTACCACGTGTTGATGCCCGATGGCTAATTTTATTTGCTTCTTCTTCACCTACACGTTTACGCCATGCTGCAATTGCGTCTGCGCTGAGTATGCTTAGGACTGTTGTAATGCTAGGAAACTTGCTGCCATCAGGAGCAATATAAGTCCTACCAGTCGGTTGTGTATCAGCAACCAAGTCATCATATCCAATATCAATCTTTTCATGTATAAACTCCACTATCTTATTCCTAACATTTCTTTTGTCATTATATAATCTCTTACAAAGTCTGAACGAACAATATCTTCCCAACCAAATGTAACAGTTGTAAAGTTTTTCATTGATTCAATAATTCTCATGAACTTCATAATACCATCTCGTTCACTGCCTTCTCGAAAATCTGATTGATGATAATCACCACAGAATATCAATCGACAGTTTTGACCGACACGTGTGATGACAGAATCAAGTTCATGAAAATTAAGATTCTGCATCTCATCAACAATGATAATACTATTATCGATTGTCATACCACGTATATAGGATGTTGTTATAAATTCGAGTTGATGGTTATGTACGAGTCTTCGATAAGGTGTATCGTCACCAAGAAGTTCAAGCATAATATTCTTGTATGGTGTTTCGAAAACTTCCTGTTTTTCTGCAAGAGATCCTGGTAAGAATCCCATATCACGGGTAGGAACGACAGATCGAATAACTGTTATCTTATGATAGGCAGTTTGTTTCTCCAGTACAGCTTCCAGGGCAAGATAGAGTGCAATGAATGTCTTACCAGTACCTGCTGTTCCAGTAAGACAAAGATGTTCACCATCATCCCAAGCATTATAAGCTTTCTTTTGATTTTCTGTAAGAGGCTCATAGGTGTATAATTCATCTACTTTGATTGCGTGTTGTTTACTCATAATACCATCTCGTCACTTCATCTATTGCCGCTTGTCTTGGTGGTATGTCCATCTTTTGCGTTGAAGATACTTTCCAACCTAACATAAAATGGTTACCGGTAAATGCGCCCTTTGGTTTCGAAAATATATCTATAAAAGTAATAGCAAAACGAAACCTCCAAAATAACGTCTTCATATCTTAATCGTATTGCCTTTACCAGATCCTGACTTAATTCTTTGCAAATTATCTTTCCAACCATCATCAGTTTTACCGTGTAGATTGCCAACACCAGATACAATATTCGGCATGACAGGAACTAGTTCAACGACATCATTCAATTGCTTTTTCATATCCTGATAAGAACAAAGAACTTGCCAGGTTTCATCTGTTTTATTATTACGCAGTGTGTAAGTCGGCATATTGGAACCAATCTGGTACTGAACGCTTTGACCATTTCATAGCAAAGCGATGTTGTTTCGTTTGATAGAATGCACGATAGGATTTAACTGGATCATCGAACTTGCATTCAGGATTTGAATTCATAGCGAGTTTAAATGGAGTCATTGGACCCTTTGGGATATTCCGCGGAGGTGATTGTATTTTCCATAATAATTCTCTTTCAGTCTTATGACTTTTGCCATATCTATATGTATACTCTTCACTTAAGGCCTTCATATGTTCCCAGTGCCAACGATAATTACTATCAGATTCCATGGACCAGACAGTACATGGATGTCCTACGTGTACAGCTTTGTAATAGAGTAATTCTGCTTCAAGGTCATCTGCACCTTCATATAAGTCCCAGTACTTGACCATGGTCTTACCAGACTTTGAAGGGCGACGAGTTAGTCTGCCATCAAGCACACGATGTGCCGTAGATAACATTTGACCGGATTCGACGAGCATTTTGGGGACGTGTTTGTCGCATTGCATTTGAGCAGCTACGACTGGATCTGTTGATAATATAAAAATATTCATAATGTAATGTACCTCTGCCTTTTAATATGCTTTATTATACCGTAAAGGCAGAGGTTTGTAAACTCCCTAATTTTTGTTTTAAATTGAATATTGCGCCTCGGCTATTCGACGTTCTAAGAAATCTTGTTTTTTAAGAATTTTGTTCATCCTTTCTAAGTTACCCTTCTTCTGTAATTTTCGCGCGTAGTTTCCAAGTTCCTTCGAGTCATTCTTAAGTCTTTCTAGCTGAGTTAAAACCATATTAGTTCTCCAAAAAAAAGAGCATGCTCCGAGAAGCATACTCAGGCTAAAGTGAATAGAATATAGATCCCAATTAGTCTTTAAGAAGTCCAGGAAAAGCCTCCTGTACGATCTCTCTTGTTAGACCTTTTGGAACCCTCTTGTTTATCATATCAATCACGAGTTTAGCATCCAATGGATGTATACCCTCTATCAAACCTATAAAGAGATTTTGCCTCTTGGCAGGGATCATTGAGTCACCAGTCCCGCCTTTGGCAAAATATCTAAACTTTTTATTTTCTCGTATGAGATTTGTTGGGGCATTATGAGGTTCACATGCAGTATAGGGTGGATCACCTTCAGGTAGATTCCACTGGACTGTTTCATCCATTGACCCTCGAATAATATCTTTTAATGCCCAGGACTCATTCGTTTTTAGTATCTGAATCCGATCTGCTTTCTTTTTCTTCCCACCAACTTCATTGAGGATTTCATGTATAAATTTCACCATTAAATAAACTCCGTTACGCTTTCAATTAAGCGATTCATTTTTTTCGATACAAGATATGGAAATACTTTTGATTTATTACCCCATGGATCTTGTTCCATAAAATTATTTATAATATTTTGTTTTAGAGAATTTGGGGTTTTTGATAAATCAATCAATGTTTCATTACGACAATAGTTACGATACCAGGAGGCAGCATAAAGTAATTCACCATCGGCAAGATCCTCTACAATTGTTTCTTTCTTTTTCTTTGAGAGCGGCGTTTGCCTACCGCCTTCGATAAAGACATTATCATCTGATAAGATATTTGGTACACCATCTCCAGCATCGCCAGTTAATATCTTTTCAGTCAGATTGACACGGGGATTATTATCTACTACAAGCTTCTTTGTCAACGGTGACCACTGTCTGACATTATCATACTTTTGTAATTGTTTAAAGTCACCGTCTGCAGACACGATCATGATGTCTTCATAGTTACCAAATTCTTGGCTATTCTCTACAAGTGTACCAATAATATCGTCTGCTTCACATCCATCTAAATGTAAGACCTTATATGGAAAGTTGTCACGTATCTCTTGGCGCAGATCATTTAAGATACGGAATGCCTCATTCCAATCGAATGTAGATTCACTACGGCTTTTTCTACGTGCGCCTTTATATTGGGGGAAATATTCTTTACGCCAATTATTCGAACCATCGCATGCAAGAACCATTTGACCATATTGTCCTTTGAACTTTTGATTGTACATCCGAAGGGAATTCAAAGTCATATGACGAATCATACGTTCGTCGTTTTCTTTATTAATAAGTATGGTGGCAAGACAAATGCCACTGAAGTCAACAAGTATCATAT